ATGGAATTGATTAATGAATGGTACGGAGGAACAGCTGAAGAAGAACGTATTAGATCAGTTTTATTTGAAGAGATAGTATCATCTGTTCATATATTCGGCAAAAATGTTTATCAATGGACGCATTCCCAACCATCTGGGAATCCTTTAACGTCCATACTTAATTCTATGTACAATTCAATGTCGATGAGGATAGCGTATGCGTTGGTAACGGGTGAAATGGTATATTTTAAGAAACATATATCCATGATATCATACGGAGACGACAATGTCGTTAACATCTCACCAGATGTTGTTGATCTCTTTAATCAGGAAAGTGTAACACGTGCGTATAAAACGATAGGTATGGTATATACAAATGAATCAAAACAAGGTACAGTCGAACCATCGCGACTATTAAACGAAGTCGAATTTATAAAGCGACGTTTTGTATCTGTAATAGGACGGTTTGAAGCACCATTAAGTCTTGTAACCATACTTGAAATGGTTAATTGGGTACGCGGTACGAATGATGTCGATGAGTCATGCACCGAAATCGTGGAGACGGCGTGTACTGAATTGGGTATACATGACGAGGTAACTTATAATAAATGGTCAAAACTTTTGTTGGAACAATGTAGACTTAAAGGTCTTTACCCCGTGGTCCATACATATAAAAATATGAAATCCGTATTGTTTTTCACAAATTTAGGGGGTAAAGCAACATATAAAAACTTAATGAAAAGTATACATACAGATAACATGTGTGGAGATGCGCCAGAACTACCCGTCGCTCAGGTAGATACAGATAATTCGGACACGATGCAATCAGTTACAAACATTATTGCACCGACAGACCCCAGTACCACAAATGAAACCCAGCAAGTCACACAATGGGTGGATGATACGTCGAAACAAGAAGTGACACTGCCACGTCCAGTGACAGTAGGACCAGACATTATGGCATCAGCAGTTGAAGTTAGAGAACATAATATCATAGATGTGTTGGAGAGACCAGTACTAATAGGCACGTTTACGTGGAATTCAGCCCTTACACCTAACGTCACTATCGCATCGTATGATTTTCCTCAGTCTATATTTTCATCATCCCCGAATGCAGTTTCAAAAATATCACATTTTACATTTCTTCGCGCGAACGTTGAGATAAGAATAGTGATAAATGCGAATACTTTTCAGGCAGGTAGATTGATGGCTTTCTTTGCGCCATATAGTAAGTTTGATGAGATAGGCGATCGGGTTCTAATAAATGATTTCCTTCAATCTAAATCCGTTTTCCCACGAGTGATCATAGATGCGGGTTCAGGTACGATTGGTATATTGAAAATACCATATGTGAGTTATTTCACACACTATGATTTAGTGCGAGGTTTGGGTGATATGGGCACACTTTCAATTAC